CTGTTGCAAATATGTCCTTTTTTCACGCTTCCATCCGACATATGACACCATCAACCCCTTCTCTAGCAGATAATTAGCACCCAATTCCATCTGTTGACGGAAGTTTGGGATATAAGACGAGCGCATCCATTTAAGGAACCCAGACACCATTGAGGCCCGTGGCATAGATGCCATTGATGTCGGGAACGCCTTAATGTGGGAACGCTGCAATGCTTGGTCTAGGATGGCCACAAATGCGTCGATACGCTCCCCGACGACATTGACCTCAATATCACTCGCCCCCTGCCAAGGAAAGGCATTTGCGCCCTGTTTGCGGAGGTCGTCAGATTTCCCTTCCCAGAGGTTTCGGCGGTCATCATACGAGCGCAAGCAAGCCTCGAAGTACTCCTCCAAGTCAATAAGGCATTTGTCGTAGGCATCAGCCAACGCCATGACATTAGGACCGTCCTCGGCGTAGATCATCGACTCTTCTTGCTCTTCTGTTGGTGCGCTCATGATGGCATGTATTCGTAGAACTGCTCGCCTACTTCTGGGCGTATCATAACAACTTTTATAGGTTTGCCAACTAGTTTGTGCGATACCCTAGGTGGAGCCTTAACTGGGACTGCCTCACCATCCATGCGAACCATTACCCAACTAGGGTTTGGGCATTTGCGGATAACTAGATAATCACCCTCATAGGTGGTATCATCTTGAGGTTCCACGGGGGAATCAAGGGTTTCTGGCTTAGCTTTAGGTGGGCGACCGCGCTTTGCTGCTTTCTTAGTTGGTGCTGTTTTCATGGTTTAGTTTAGATTTCATGTATCGAATCGCATGTTCAAGGGTTTCAAGCTCCTCGGTAAGTCTAGGGGTTTTCCCATATTCTTCCATTTTTGCTCTCTTGAGATACGCTTCTTTTAGGCAATCGATGATAAGCTCCTCGGCAACTATCGGTTTGTTTTGAGTCTTCATAGCTTGTTAGTAGCCTCCCGCTCCTTGTCTTGTAGCAAGATTTCGGGTTTCGTCAACATGATCTATGCCAGCAATGGCCGCGTAACGCAGAACATCGACTGGATCTTTCCATGCCTCCTTTAAACCCCCATCACCCGTGTATTCCGACAACGCTTGGATAATGTTCTCACACTCGGAAGAGACATAGAAATGCGGTCGGTTGACCGAATCCGCAGGTCTAGTGGTGTCCCATGACATCTTGCCAATAAGTGCCTGTAGCCCATCGTCGATGTCTAAACCTGGAGCTGGAATACAAACCATGCCGGCATCGTTCAAATCCTCAATGATAGAGGATGCCCCATCCGCAGACTGGTATTTTGCCGCTCCAAGCCGAGGGTCAATCAGTCTCTCAAAGATCTTCTCGTCACCCTCAAGTTCGGCAATCAAGTCCATGTAGTCACGGATACCAAACCCCTGTCCTTTAGACCCTTGTCCCGGCATCCACTTACCACCCTTCCATTCAGCCCAGTCGCCTACATCGACACCCGGCCACTCACGATATACCCAAAATGTGCCAGACGCATCCACAGCAATCCAAGCCATAAACCAATTCTTCGCACCCGCTGGGTCAATAATTTGATAGCGAGTAACATTCGTAGTTGGGATCTCTGATGGCTGGACAACATTGACTTCTTTATTGAACTTGGGAAACTTGGTGGCGTGGGACTTAACCGGAACCCCGTACGCACGAATTAGAATCTCCTCCCGAGGCCTTCCAACTAGGGTCTCCTTGATTCGCTCGTAGCCACCGAAAGGGTTGTCCTTGGAATGGAAGTAGTGGACGCTGGCATTGCGTTTCTTACTCCGCTGGACATAGGGTACAAGCTCACCGTTGAGCAGCTCAGCCTCGACGCTCTGGACGCTTGTAGCACCATCTACGTATTCCTTAATCACCCCCGTCCACCCGTCAATCGGAGTGAATGTTACCAGCATCTTGGAGTTGCGGGTAGCAAGACGGAATCGCAGGGTGTCAATAAGCTCGTTACCAAGAAGGTACTCGTCGAGCCATACTCCGATGTTGTGCCACTGGGGGTCACGGCTACCAAGCTCCGCGCCTTCTAGGATAGTTGGGTTGTTCTGATACTGAGAATAGGTCTTAAAGATGATCTGTGACGCATTTGGTAGAATCAACGAGTTATCTGTAAAACCATTCTTTTTTGTGTACGAGATGTAGGCATTAGCCGAGGTTTGCTTTGTCCTCATCTCATGCGGCAACCAGTTCCACACCGCGCTTTGTTGCTGGCGGATACTAACCTCTGATGTCTGAGCAAAACAGAATATCTCTGACTTTGGGTTTTCGATGGCGGCTTTGACCACGCAGTAAGAACCCCACGCAGTTTTGCCCGACCTGTTGCCTCCAAGTGCTAGAACCTCAGAGACTTGCGACAATTGCTCTTCAGCCTTCTCCCAATGCGGAAGCCTAAACCCGTAGCGGAATGGATCTTTCTCAGCGTTCTCAATGGCCTCATGGTAGATTCGATGAAGCTCAATAAGATCATCTGGCTCCATCAATGCTACCTCGTCATCGCCGGGAGGCTGAAGGATTGGATGTTTGCGCCACTGCATTAGTTCGTTTTATATGCACCAGTCTCCATTAGGATGTCTTTGATGTGATACACGCTATCACACTCCTCGCAACAAAACGCATCCTCTTCGGCTGGGAACGATCCTCTATTCCCGTCAACAAAGTGAAGCTCTCGACGCTTTTTGCAATGCTTGCATACGCCAATGAAGGGCTTGACGAACTTCTCTAGCACCACATTCCAAATTTTAGTGTCAAACTTCTCCGCTAGATACGAAGCGTAAACACTGGTGTGGCACTTGTGCTGAACCCCGTCATGCTCGACCATGTAGTGGCGAACGAGGTTGCCTCCATCCTTGAGGTAATTAGCGTATCTGGATTCTGGTTCTTGTATCATTCTACGATTTCGGCTTCTACCGCTTGCATTTTGACTTTATTGGCAATCCTAGACTTGGCTTCCGCGATCATCTTAGCCGCATCATCAATAGACGGCCCCTTGCGATGCTCGACAATGGTACTCGCCATACCCGAGAGCTGTCCAGCCTTATCGGTCATAATGCCAATAGTCAACGCCAATCGGTCTGGTGATATAGCCTTGAGCTGGTCTGGGTCACGGCTCAGTTGTTCGGCTTTCTCGAACAAGAGGTCGGTGTACTCAGCCGCAGCAATGGCGTAGCGTTTAGAGAACTCCTTGCGCTTTGACTCCAGCGTATCGTTATGCCTCCACTCCAGCGCACGGACAGTCTCATGCGTCACCCTGCACTTCTTGGCAATAGCATTGATACGCCCACCCTGCGCCAGCATCCAGAGGATCTGTGCCGCCACATTCGGGTTATAGTTCTCGATAGTGTTCCGAGGGAATTGCTTAGCCCTTTCCTTGACTTCAAGGAAGAACTCTTTCATTGCCTCTTTACTATCAATCGCTGATAGGTCTTCGTCGCTCATTTGGTCTTCTTGCCGTTTTTAACCTTAACGACCCCAGAGTGCAACTCTTTTTTGAGCTTATTCTGTTGCGTCGAGGAAAGCGGAGAACCCTTACTGAGTAGATAGCCTACTTGCTTTTTACTTTTTGTTTTCATAAATTAACTCTCCATCCCGATTGAACCTTGGCGACTGAGGCATCAAGTTGTCACGAAGGCTGTAGTAGGATGTAGGGCCAAATGGGATAACAACATCTCCAGTTGTTTTGATTGCGCTCTGGAGTCGGTCAAACGCGAATGTGCGATAGATGCCGCTAACAAGGTCTGGCGACACATCCTTCATCATTGGGTTAATTCCAAGCTGTCGGGTTGTTTGCTGGCCAAGAACAGAGTTGATAAAGTTTTTTCGTCTCTGCCAGTTTTTAGGATCTACGCTCTCGTAATAAGCGTCAGTCGATTGACCTTTGTTTTGGATTTCAACGGACTTTTCAATATCCTCGTAGATCTTCTTGCGGGTAAGATTTAGTTCCTTTGCAATCTTGTTCTTGACCGCCCTATCGACATTCTTGTCAAGCTGGCGCAAGTCCATTGATTCAAGATACAAACGACCTTTTTTCAATACCCATTTCGTAGGAACCACATAGTTCTCCGTAAGACCGCCAAATTGTTCTGAACGCCCTTGTTCAATTGGTTTGTTAACAAGAAGAGTGCCATGCTTTGTCGGGACTTCAATTTCAGATTGAAGG